TTATTTCTCCACTTTCCCCTTTCCTTCCGCCAAGATCTTTACCAGGCAGCCCGGCACCGGGGCGCCCATGGCGGCGGCGTTCTCGGCAATGGAGCCTAGCTCGGTAAAAATATACCACACCAGCACTACCGGCAGCACAACGCCGTCAAAGGGCAGTTCCAGCCCCGGCAGGTTGGCGGCGGCCATGCCCAGCACCGCATCGGTCAACGCGCTGACCAGCACGACCACCAGCATTCCGGCCTTGTGCCAGATGCCCGCCCGCGCCGCTGCGCTGGACCACTGCCCCCGGCTGGCCGCAGCGGCACTGCCGCTGAGCCAATCCAGCGCCATGCAGGCCGCCCACGCTGCGATGAGCCACCCCAGCCAGCCGAAGGCCGCCGTAAACGCCCCGCAGGCGGCGCAGACCGCCGCCTTGCCCCACAAAAACACATTGCGTTCTTCCACTCCTTGCTCCTTTCCGGGCGTTACGCCCACTTGCTTGTGTACAGCCCCGCCGCCGTCAGACCCCGGGCGTCGCACAGGGCTTTCACCGCGTCGGCGTCACCCTGGCTGACAGGGCCGATCGTGATGGTTTGCAGCTTTGCCGCCGCGCCGTAGATTCCCACCGCGTTCTCACACCCGGCGTAGGCCGTGGGGTCCAGCCCGGTGCCGCCCGCCGTGGCCCGCACCTCCAGATGGCAGTGCTTGTAGCCGCCTGCCGCATTGCCGGTATTGCCCATCACAGCCAGCGCGTCGCCGCTGGTGACCGTTTGGCCCACCTGCACCAGCAGTTTTTCACAGTGGGCAAAGTACAAAAAGTTCACGGCGTCGGGCGTCTGGGCGCTGTCCAGCTGCACGCAGACATACCAGCCCCACTCCCAGGTTTTGTCGCGGCGGTCGGTCACAATGCGCGCCCGCACCACGCGGCCGGTGATGCGCTTACCCTTATAATAGGGCATCCGCACGGTGGTGCCGTCCAGTCCCACCAGGTCCAGCCCGCCGTGCCAGACTTTGCCGCCGCCCCGGGTCCAGCCGTAGCGGCCATAGGGGTACACCACCTGGGCGCGGCCCGCAAAAATACCGGTCTGCCTCACGCCTTCGCCTCCAAAGCGGCAATGCGCTTTTCCAGGGCGCGGCGGGTGGCGCGGGGATCCTCGTACCCGGTCACGCTCAGGGTGCCCCCGCCCTGCACGGTACACAGGCCGTCGGCATCCGGTACGGCGCACAGCGGTTCGGCGGTGCGTTTTGTCACCGTCGGCGTTTCGGTGGCGGGCGTCAGCTTGTATACAAACGTCACCGGCGTGCCCGCGTCGGCCTGGGCTTTCAGGTATTCTTTGAACAGCGCCAGCGTCTTGAAGCCGTGGCGCAGGATGACTCGCGTTTTGCCCGGCTCGGCGGTTGTGTTGGTGCTGACCGTGTACAGCCCCGCGTCCGAGGACAGCGTGCCCGCCAGCGGGCTGTAATGGCTGCACAGGATGTCCCCCAGGCTGCCGATGGTGCCGGGCACGGTGATATCCGCCGTGTCCCGCGGGTTCGTCCAGGAGATCCAGTTCTCGCTGCCGTCCACGGTCAATTTTACGGCGCGGTGCGTCTCGGTCACGCTGCCGTCTGCCGCCAGCGCCACCATGTCCCCGGTGTACAGCGGTCCGGTCAGCGGGATTTCCACTTCCCGCGTCTCGCCGCCTGCGGCGGTCAGGGTCAGGCTGCCGTTCTCCCCCACGCCGCCCAACGCGCGGATGTTCCCGGGGGCGGCGGTGCCCCCGCCCGCCTGGGTCGTCGCGCCCGCCGCCGCCACGGTCAGGGCACGCCCGGCCAGCGGGCTGCAAACGACCGTCCCACCGCTGGCGGTGAACGGCGCACAGACAGCCTCGGCCCAGTCGCTGCCCGGGCCGCTTTGGCCGCCAAACAGCAGCGCGGCCTGTATCGCTTTCAAATCCATGTTACACACTCCTCTTCCTAGCTTTATTGGCCCACGAACCGGCCGGACTCGTCGGCCACGTAGAACTTATGCGCTGCCGCCGGGTCCACCACATACAAAACCGACATCGGTGCAAAGGTGTGGGCGTCGTTCATGCCGTCCACGTCCTTGCCGCTGGCGGGCAGTGCTGCCGGGGCCTTGTCTGCCACCAGCAGCACCTCATAGGCGGTGCCGGTTTTCCAGGTTTCTTCGATCAGTTTCATGCGTCTTCTCCTTTCCGCAGGGTGTAGATTACTTTCATCGTCTTATCGGCGGTTTTCTCCACCGCCTTGGGCAGGTCGTTGATGGTGGCCAGGTAGTTGGCCCGCAGCACCCGCTCCGTGCGGATGCGGTTGTCGCTCAAATAGCGGCGCAACGGTGCGGCAGGCTCCCCCAGCACCGGCACGGTGGTCGAGAACCCCGAGCTGGCCGTGTCATACCCCGCCGCCTCGCAGGAGAACAGCTCGTTCTTCTCGGTGTTCAGCACGACACCGCGGGTGCGGTAGTAACAGTAGAGCCGCCCGTCGTGGGCGTCGCACAGCGGCTGCATATAATCGCTGTGCATCGTGACGGCCTGCACGTCGGTGGGATCGCTAAGCGGGAAGCGGTAGATCTGGTAGGTCGCCGGATCCGTCATGTACAGGCTGCCGCCGTAGACCGTACCGTTCAGCGGCGTGGCCCGGCTCTCGCTGACCAGGCCGCGCAGCGTGCCGCCGGTGTTGTTGGGCACGGTATAGTCCTTGGCGGCCAGCGTCTTTCGGTCGTACTCCCGCACTTTGATACTGGCCCCCACCGCAATGCTGCTGCCCGCCGGGATGGAGACAAGATACAGCTTGTCGGCCTCGGCGTCAAAGCAAAGACGGCAGTACCGCCCGGCGTTGGCCGAAACATCCTGCAAAAAGTCGGTGATATCCAGCATCTCGGTGCGCAGCAGGCTGTCCCAGGTGCCCGCCGTATCGCGGCGGAAGAGGTCCAGGGTATGCAGCCCCAGGCAGTGGTGGCTCAGTTCCAGCGCAGCGTTCTCCACATCCACCCGGCCCGCCACGGCCTCATCTGCCGCCGGGTCCGCGTAGAGCAGCACCCCCTTCTCGTTCGTGGGATAGCAATCGGTCGCCAGCAGCCCGGTCAGCAGCTGGTCGCCGCCCAGTGCCCCGCCGAAGGCCAGCCGATCAATGTTCGTCGGGCTGGCGTCGGGAGCCTCCGTCATCTCGGAGTAGAGCGCTCCCATCGGGTGGGTCAGGCAGACTGAGCGGATGATGCCGTTGGCCTGGTTCGTGGCAAACTCATAGACGTAGCTCACCACGCCGCCCGCCGGGTCGATGTTCGTCTCGGTCAGGTTGGCACTGCCGCGGGTCGTGTTTTTGGTGGTGTTGACGACATTGCACCGCGCCGTGCCCACCACGCCCGCAGCCGCCGGGGCAAACAGGGTGCCCGGCTCGGTCCCCAGCGCGGTATCGTACAAAAGCAGCCCGCCGTAAAACATCGAGACCAAATCCTTCGGCGCGTCGGTGTAGCCGGTATCGCCGCGCCACAGCAGCATGGCCTTGTTCAGGCTGCCGCCGTAGCCGTTGAAAATATCGCTCACCGCGTTCGTGATGAGGTTATCGCTCTCCACCACCTCCACTTCCCCGGTATGCACATCCGTCAGTTCCAGGCGGGCGTGGCCGTGCAGTTTCATTCCAAAATCACCTTTCTTTCTGTCAGTTGCAGCGGCATCAGCAGTTCCTCAAATTGCAGCGTGCCGTCCCAGGGCAGCTCACTGGCCATGCCCTGGCCGGTCACGGTGGCCTTGATGCTGTAGGGCGCAATTTTCACCGTGCCGCCGGTGCAGACCAGCCGCACCGAAAGCCGCTTGGCCGCATTGGCTTCAACACTGGCGAAGGGGTAAAACAGCGCCAGCGTGTGCGCCCCCGCCAAAAGCCGCTGCTGCGGGGTAAAGTTTCCCACCCGCACTTCATTTACATAGTACCGCACTTCCAGTGTCAGCGGGGCGTCGCCCTCCGGCTCGGCGGTCAGCAGCAGCTGGGCCAGGAACATGGCGCTCGTGTCCTCCACCGCCGCAAAGGCGATGGACACAGCCGGAGTCTCCGCTGTGCGCACGGTCAGCGCCGCCGTGTTCGTAAAACTGTAATACACCAGCCGTTTGCTCTCGGCGCTGTTCTGCACTTTGCGCAGCAGCTTTTCCGTCGTACCATCGCTGTTGTTGGTCAAGTAAGGGTTGCGCCCCACGCTTTTCAGTGTCTGGCGGCCATGGTAGTGCCAGACAAAATGCGTCACCAGCATTTCGGGGGCCGTACCGTCAGCC